CCACATCGCAAACGAGGCACACAGACTGAACACCGCAAACGCACAGATCACACCCGCACCGATCACCGCCAAGAATGTTGTCACTGATCACCCTCCCGAGGAATTGAAAAGCCCTGCGACCGATCACGCTGCCGGGCAGGCAGCCTCCTGGAATTCACCGACCGCAGCCGCTCAGGCCGCTCACGCTCGCCGCTGCCGGTGTCGTGTACGCTGGCCCTCCGTGGCCGCCCACATCATGCGGGGTCGTCCATGCCATCCGGGCCATCATGGCCAGACCTCGCGAAACTCTCTCCGTTGTCAATTCGTTGTTGCACCTCTCCGCGATGGATCGTCACGTAACCCGGAGCATCAATCGCGATCCGTACTTTGTCGTTCACAATCCGGAACACCTTGACCGCGATCCTCTCCCCATCGGGCAGCGTCAACACGATCTCCTCACCCGAACGCCTCGACAGTGCCAACATCATCTCCCTCCCTGAATGAATCGCTCAATCGCCAGCCTGATCCACGCGGAGACAGACCGCTGATCCGCAGCCGCTCGCCGCTGCACCTCTGACCGCACCTCCCGAGGTAGGCGGACGTAGGTCACCACGCCAGCCTGCCGGGGTCGCCCCTGCCGTCGCTTCATCAGGCCACCGGAACATCAGAAACACATCGGGCCAGCCACTCCTGTGCCTCAGCCTCCACCTCTTGCTCAGACCACAGCCACAGCGATCGATTGCCATCGCAGTCGACGAACCGCACCCGAAACGCTGCCTGCTCGACCTCGACACCATAAGCATCCTGTGCGGCACTGTAGGCCATGCCGACTGCAGCCGCCTTGTTCTCGATCGCCTTGGCCATCGCTTTGGCACGAGCAACCAACGCTGTCATTGTTTCCATCACACGTCTCCCGAGGTTAGAGGAGCCCCCCGCGAGATTGCAGGGGGCAGGTCTGGCAGACTAGTAAGACACAGCCGTCTCGGCATAGCAACGGATTCCGTCGACCTCGATGACACCCTCCGGACCGGCCAGCAGCGAGTCGCACAACTCTTCGATCGTCGCGTCTCGGATGTCGTCATTGGTGTCGGCGTCGGCCAGCATGTACACCGCCTCGTCGGTGACAGACAGCAGCACCTCAAGTGCGTGCCGGTCATAGCTGGTCAGTCCGAAATCCCCACCGTGACAAGCCGTGGCCAGCACCGCCTGCAACTTACGGACAGTCCCGACGGCCTCAACGTCATCCCAGAGGCATCCGCAAATCTTCGAGGCGGTCGCGGCAATCGTCTTGAGTTCGCTCTTGGTCAAGGTCATCACACTTGCTCCCGAGGTTAGGTTCGCCACTCGCGTTTTGCGTTTGGCATGTCGGTATTATAGCGTTGTGACGAAATGTGTAAAGAGAAAACCAGAAGAATTCCGGCGATTGATCGCAAGCCCATACACTGCAACGACTTCGGGCCGAAACTTTTTCCGCTGTCCGCCCGGTTTCCGCTCGGCCACGTGCAATCCAGCCTAGAAAACAAGGGCAATCGACATTCTGCGAAATCCGATGAGATTCGAATAAGTTTGATTTCCTAGGGTTTTTCGCGTGATCTACAGTCACGACATGACCCTTCTCTTGCCACTGCCCGCCCTCGTCTGCCTCGATCCGCTCTCTGCGGCTGCCGGGTTGCTGTGCGGGCTGGTTGCCGGGGGCCTGGTGGCCGTGCTGTTGACTCGCGGGCGGGCGGCTCTATAATGATGCTGCCGTGACGGGCATACAACCGAATTCGCTCAAGGCTCACCCCGAGAGCAAAACCCCGCAGGTGCCCGTCACGTTCCTGCGGGGTTTTTTCATGAACGCAAACGTCGTCTAAATACTCGGTCGTAAAACTACCTGCCCGACTCGACTGATCCGGGCGTGTGGCACACACAGAGACGACGTGTGCAAGAGATGGCTCGGTCATACGGCGGCACGTTGTCAGCTTCGACGACGTTCTTCCGTCCCAAAACCGTCTACGTCAGCCGGCAACACAAACAATCCAAGCTCTCCCCACCCCGGGAACTTGGGCCATGCAGCGTGAAAACGACCCCGCCGGTCATCGTGGCTCTTGCACTACGCGGCCCTTAATGCGGCAGGAAACGGAAAATTCCCCCCTGCATGGCATAAGGGGCAGGGTACGGGGTGAAACTTGAAACATGGAGGATTGTACAGTGTGCCAAGCTAGATACGAGTACACCAAACGGAACGACCTGCTGCTCGACATGGGTTACACCTCATACGGGGAATACCTTGCGTCGGCATTGTGGGCAAAGATCAGGAAACGGGTCTTCATTCGTGACGGCGGGCAATGTGTGGTCTGCGGCAACAGGGCAGACGCAGTTCATCACCTGCGGTATACGCGGGCTGTCTTTCTCGGGCAGGCTGATCACCACCTGCTGTCGATCTGCCGGACGTGTCACAGTCGGGCCGAGTTCAAGGGTGGTCGCAAGGCATCCCCGTCAGAGGCCCGTAAATCGATTCTGGCGATTGCGGAGAAGCCAAAACGGGTAAAGAAACGCCGGAACCGCAACCGACGCCACAAACGCCAACAGAAGCCCTCCGAGTAACCTCCGCCTCGATCTCGGGAACAACTCCAGCACCCACTGAACGCCCGGTAACCATTTTGCTGGTCCCGACAAAATGGAAAATTCTTCGGAATTGCTCTTGATAACTCTTCGTCATGCCGATATATTTCAACCATGTCGAACGCACAACGCGAACGACGAAACCAACCGGGAGACGAGTGATGAAGACACAAGCACGAGCGAAAGTTGGCGGTGAATTCGGTGCCAATGGTGAATGGTACGAGGGCGGCAAGTTCATCAACACGATCCCCGCCAACCGCAAAAAAGAAGGCTCGGCCCCCAAGGGAAGCGGCAAGGAAGAAATTGCCCCCTACGTCTGGGAAGTTGCTCCCGAAGGAAAGCGGAGCCTGTACCGCAAGTTTGCACATGCGTTCGCCAAGGTGGGAACTGACGGCAAGGCATTCATCTTCTGTTCGGATCACAGCTTGGCGTACTACTGCACGACTCGCGAAGAGGTCCAGAAGCTGGTTGATCGGTGGAACGCTGGCGAACGATGGATCTGAGACCACCCGAGCCCGCCCCCCTGCACATCGCGGGGGGGCCAACCCCCTCTGACCTCTGGAGTCGATGACGATGACCAAATACGAGATAGGCGGATTAACCGTCACTATGACACCTGCTGCTGCCAAGCGCTGGAACAGTGGGTTTCTGACCGAGCAGGACCTTCGAGATTCGAGAGTCTATCTTCCGGCGGAGGCCCGAGAGATTACCCTTCGGCGCGCCTGCAATCGACGTCTGGAGCCCGAAATCTCTGATCAGATTTACGGAATGCCCGCCAACGCAATCGAGTAACACACAGTAGCCACTGCCCCCTGCACATCGCGGGGGGGCAACCCCTCTCAGGAGCCCACGCAATGCTAGTCCCAGAAGTCGCCGTCCGTCTCGGCATCACCCCCCGCCAAGTGCAGCACCTCGCCAAGTCGACCGGCATAGGCCGCAAGGTCGGCAGGGACTGGCAGTTCACCGCCGCCGAGGTCGCACGGCTGGCGAAACGCCGGGGATGTGGCAGGCCACGCAAGGGGGGGAAGTGATGACCCGCCTCGCCATCCTCGCCGGAATCGCTCTCGGTCTCGCCCTCTCGGCCTATGCCGTGCCGCCTGTGCCGAAGGGGGTGCCGCGTCCACTGTCGCAACGCACCTTGCCAGCATCGGCGTTTGCGGTTGCCCCTGTCGTGTCGCAGCCGCTGGGAATCACCCAGGAGACCACCCGGTTTTTCCGAACGCCCTGGGGTGAGATTGTGGCCATCGACAGCCGGGCTTCCCGTGTTCCCCTCGTGTCTGGCTCGGGATGGACGATCTACGCCAATGGCGATGTGAGCACGATCAATGGGGCCGCACATGGCCAGAATCCGCTGATCCCGATCCAGTGATCGGCGGCCACTTGCCATGCGGGCAGTCGTTGCCCCTGTCGAGCGCATAGGATGCGATCCTGCACCGGCAGTGGATGAGGGTGCAAATCAGGCCCGAACGCCACCGGCATCCCTCACACGCTTTCAGCCGCTGGCGGAATTCTCGGCGGGACTGGACAGCCACCCCGCCGTTATTCCATTCGCGGGCTGCTCGGACAAAATCCGCGATGCGCATTCGATGGCCTCTCGTGTGGAACCCGGCAGGACCTGCACCGGTTCGGGTAGTTCCGGCTCGTGACTGAAGTACCACTGGATCAGGGTGTCATGTGCCTGCGGATCTAGGATCGCAGACACCAACCGCTGCCGCTGTCCGCCCTTGGTTGCCGCGAGAATCTCCACAGTGTTCCGCGATAACCGGCCAGTCGTGATGAAATCGACCGCCGCCATCGCCTTGATCTGGTATTCCCAGAACTCACCCTCCAACCGGTCCCGCATGTCCTCCGGCATCGGTTGATCATCGGCGAGACCCATTGCCCGCCTGCACGCGACAGCCTGCCCCCAGAATTGCAGGAACTCTCGTTCCGTGTCGGCGATGACGTGATCCGCTTCGACCGCCTGCAATCGCATCTCGCAGCGTTGTATGCCCTGTGCCTGGTCGCAATCGGTCGCCAGCTTGACCCGCTCGGCATAGAGGCCACGTAGGCCACGCCACCGCTTGTGCAGTTCTCGCACTGCCTGCCGATAACACCCGTAGACTGTGCCGCCAGCCTTGGCGGTGATTGCATGGTCGATCTGCCATGCGGAGTGAAAGTGCCGATGGTCGCCGAGGATGGTGGTAATCATGCTGATTCTGCCGCGCATGCGTGCCAACGATTCGGACTTGGGCAAGCCGTCTTTTGCGTCCATGTGTCCGAATCTGCGTATTGATCGTGATTGCTGACAGCGGTTCCTGATGCGTTTTGTCCACCGGTAACATATCCATTGGAAGTGAATCCCGGAGCCCCGCCAGCATCAAAGTATCGCTTAGGTGTTGAGTACAGATAATCAATCACCATTGCAGCAGACCATGTATTTGCAGTCGCATCGTATTTATCGTTGAGGTTTTGCAATGTTCCGGCTCCACTATTGCCAGTGCAGTGAAAACCGTAGTCTCCAAGGGTGTAACACACCGCCCCAAATCGTGCCGTACCAAGATCAGTTTTGGCTGTCCACGCATTGGAACTCGGGGAATATTCATCAGTGTCTTTCAGCACCACAGCCAGAGTGCTGATGCCTCCGACGGTGTATCCATTCGTGCCGACAAAAAAGCCCTTGCAATAGTATCGCGCTGGCGTTGGTGAATCTGTTTTCGTGGCCCATGAATCGGCCACTGGATCATATTGATAGGCTGTCTGCGTTCCTGTCTGCGTTGAATCATTCCCGCAAAACGAATAGACCTTGGAGTCAATTGAAAAACCAGCAGCATCGTATCGAGATGCTGTCATGTCGGTTTTTGCGGTGAATGAGTCTGATGAATGGAGATATTCTTGGTTTGCCACCATGTAATAAGGGGAGGTCGCACTGATCCCACCATACACATAGGCTTTCTGTGAAACAGTGCTCGCCATTGCGTTAGACCGTGCTGGCGTTGTGGCATCGGTTTTCGATGTCCATGAATCATCAACGTATGAGTCAACATCACGAAGCCCAATGCCTCCAGCCCTCACACCATAAAAATATACCAATGGTCCGGTTGCGGGCGTGCAGCAGTAGCACCCAGACTGACCAGAGAAGAACGCCGGAGTCCGCCCCGAATACAACCAGCCCTCGCGGTGAATCAGCATTCAGCGGCCTTGCATTCAAAGCCCCACGGCATAGTCCACACCGCGACCCATTTCCCAGAGGCGATATTGCCGAACCGGTTGTACGCCGTGATGTTGTCTCCCGTGTCTGTGAGTGCAGCCGGATCGGTGCCCGAGTAAATCGAGATTGTCCCGCTGGCTCCCTTGTTCAGTGCGGCATCCGTTTTCCCAATGACCATGTAATCGAACTGATGGACAGCCGTGTTCGCCCGCGACGTCTGCGGGAGTTCCTGCTGGCCCTCAACAGTTCGCACCGTCCGCCGAATGCGTTGGACGGCATCATTGGAAAACGTGTTGCCTGCCATCAGGGAGCCCCGTTCTCTTCGACGGTGAGCCACGCAAACGGCCCTTGCATCCCTGTCGATGTTGACACAGCAAGAGCGATTGAGAGCACGTCACCGACCGCCACTGTCGTGCTCGACAGCGTGCCATCCACCACAGCCTTGTCAGCCGTTGCGTTTGTGATCGTGACCACGCTGGAGAGGATCGACGTGCCGTTCTTTTTCAGATCGAACTTCACGCTTGCCGCCGTGCCGGTCTCGTTGCAGAGGGCCGCGAACTGGCGGATGGTGCCTGCAACCTCGCAGACGTGAACGATCTCCTCACGGGCCACCGGTGTTGCACCGATTGCGATGTCGAAGTTGGTCCATGCGCGGTAGAGATGCTGTGCCTTGTCCGCGTCAATCTTGGTCCCGCTGCTGATGTGCTGATCTTCAACAGATCCCGCGTCAAGTTGCAGCGTGCCGATCAGTCTTGCCATTATGTCACCCCTGGAAGAACAGAGAAGTTTCGAGCGTAGTAAACGGTGAAGTCCTGATAAGTCGCGGTGTCTGGTGTCGGGTCACTCAGGACTGCCCCGTTTTTATCAAGCAATCGAGGCGACGAAACAGGCCGAGGTGTCGGGGATTGGTCCATGATGTGGATGCGACTCGTTCCGCTCTTGTACCGCAAGCCCTGATTAAGCACCTTGAACGGAATCCACTTCTCCCGCCGCCGCTCCAGCGTGTAGCTGAACTCGAAGTACTGATAGTCGCCTTCAATCTTCAGTTCGCTTATCTCGATGTCCGACAGCTTGGCTTCGTATTGCCCGATGACCACACCGCCAATCGTGATCGCCGCATTGTTGACCGCGTTCTCGTAATCCAAAATGAACGTCGGCACGTCTGCGACATTCTTCGAGACAGAGACTGTCCAGTAGGCTCGGTCCACCTCTACGGGCGGGTCGAAATAGTCGCCAGCAGAATTCAGGATTGCCTTACCGTTGATGTCCTGCCAGATCGCCTTCTGGTAATTCGATGTCCGCCATCGAATCCGCGGGGGCCGATTGAGGGGATTCTCTTCCGACTCGTCTTCCCGTGTCGGCTTGCTGCTGTACTCCGCCTCAATCGTCCATTGCCGAGGGGCCCCGCCGTCTTGCGTTACCTTGATCGATCGGCATAGATGGCCGACTAGGACCGGGTGAAACGTGACATAGGGCAGAGGCAGGATGCCGTTATCCAACCCGTACTGGTAGACGTCGCTCGAAGTGTGGAAATTGTGGTTCGTGACCGCAATCCATTTCCGCGAACTCGTCGAGTCGTACGGCTTGGCGTAGTCCAGAGACTGCCCCGACACCTCGCCCATCTTGGTAATTGCCATCAGTCGATCTCCACCCCTTCAGATTGTGACATGTCTTCGAGGGCCGCGAGTTGCTGTTGCTGGATGGCGAGTTGCTGTTGCTGGATCGCCAGCATTTCCGCCTCTTTGTCTTGTGTCCGCATGGCCGAGAAAATCGCCGAAATAGCTGCGCTGCTGCCCTGTTGCAGTGCCTGCACGCCAGAGGTTGCCGCCGTCGGCTGCATCTCCCCTTCCTTCTTCTTTTTCGTTTCTTCCACTCGTGGCGTGATCGGCTTTTTGTTTACTGCCGTTTGCAGGCCGTCCAGAGTTGCTTTCATGCTGTTGGCAACTTCGGTTTGAAGTGTGCCTAGCGTTGCCTGCATCTTCTTTTCGAGTTCGCTGGGAATCCGCTCGGCCACTTGTGGCAATGCCTCAGCCGTCGCCTTGAACCCCTCCAAGAGAGGAGTCCACGACAAAGACAGAGACTCTGTGCCACCGCTGGCGATGTAATCCCAGATGGCCGTCATCGCCCCGCCGATGTTCTCGCCGAGGTTTGCGAACACAGTCTGCGTGAATGACACTAGATCCGTGAACAGTGCCCGCCAGTTGTTCCCGAACCACTCCATATAGGCCGGGAGCATTTCGGTGAGAACGTGCGCCACCGTATTTCCAAACTGCACGAATGCCAGTTGTACTTTCAGAATCCCGATCTCTGCGTATGCTCGCCAATTCGTGACGTATGCAATCGCCTTTTGAATCGCCGGAACAACATACGAATAGATCGTGTCACCGACACCAGCGAACTTGGTTTGTACTGACTCAATGTTCGGCAGGACTTGAGAGGCAACCATCTCCGCCACCGCTTGCAGCGTCGGCAGGATTGCCCCGCCGATACTCTCGCCAATGTCGCCAATCACGTTGGCCATCCGCGTAAACGGATCGCTCACCGCCTGTGCCGCCCCGCCAAACTCCTTTTGCAGTTCCCCGAGGATCACCGCCTGTGCTCCGGCGATGTCTCCTACCTGCATCAGTTGTTTGATCTGCTGTTTCTGCTGCTCGGAGAACGACACACCCACGCGCGACAGTGCGGTTATCCCCTTGATCGGGTCGTTCAGGGCTTTACCGACCTGCACCACTGAGGATTGCAGATCCTGCCCCATGACCGCCGATAGATCCTGTGCCGCGACAATCGCAGACTTGAAGGTATCACCCCGGATCTGCGTGAACGTCGCCAGCACACCGGCAGCCCCGATGGTCGCATCGTCCTCGAAGTCGGTCACCCGTTGCAGGTCACCAGCCAACTGCCGGATCTCGTCGCCTGTCACACCGGCAGCACCGCCCGTGGACGACAGCACAGCATCAAGTTTCTTGCTAGACCGCTCAGCCTCGCGGGCCGACTGAACAAACGAGGTAACAGTGAACGCTGTCCCGAGGGCCGCCAGTGCACCGCCAACCATGCCAATCGGGCCGAGTAGCCCACCGGTCAGAGTCCGCGCGAGCCTGCTGACGACTCCCTCTGCCTGCCGCAGTGGCGTGGTGAATCCGTCCGTGTTGGCGGTCAGATTCGCGACAAGATTACCGACTATCGCCACCGGTCACCCTCATTCTCTTGATGCCTTTCACGACGTCATCGGGAGACATTTCCCGAGGCTTCGGCGTGTCGATCGGTCGGTATGCCTGAATGACTTTGGCCATGTCTGGAGCTTTGCCGGTGAGACTCGCAACAGCGAGAGTCGAGGAAACCGCCGCGCGGAAATCATCGGCACGTTTGCCCCAACCCTCGATCTGTGCGAATGCCTGCAACACTGTCACCTGCCGGGGAGTGAGTTCGTCCAGAAGTTCTTCCCACCTCGCCAACCGATGATCCTGTGCTGCCAGTCTCATGACGAACAGAACAAGATCATCGGACGCTAGTTTTTTGCGGCTTTCTCCACGGTGCCCGCCGCCGAAACTTTCTGGACTGCCTCCCCGATCTGTCGCAGCACGTCAACGGGGATGTCGTCAATCTCAGAATCGTTATCAGCGAACAGTGGGTTACCCGCCTCATCGACGACGGCAGCCTGCACCAGGTAGTGCAAGCCCCCTGTCTCGTCGCTCTTGGCGAGTTCATCAAACCGCATCGCTTCCCGCATCGTGAGACTTCGCACGAACACCGGTTCGCCGTTGATCTCGACCGCCTTGGGAACTCGCTTCAGTAGTGCTTTCCTGCTCACTCGTCTTCATCCTCGTCTTCGTCTTGCGGCATCTGATCCCAGTTCGGGCCGGGGATGTTACTGCCATCAGGGTTGTATCCGGTGATTATGCCAGCATCATACAGCGCGAAGTCCTCCGGGCTGATCCCGGCTTTCAATCGCCTAGCTGCCTGTTGTGCCTCGGCATATTCTTGGGCATTCATTTCTGCACGTTGGCGACATTCCTCGTCAGCAGGCTCCGCTAAGAACCTCTGAACCAGTTCGTATGAATCCGGAAAGTCGAGTATGGCCCCCACTTTCCAGAATGTCGCCGGATTCATGCCGCTATTACGCCACACCAACCGTGTTACTGTCTGGGCTTTGTGTTCCTCAGACAGAACGGCTGATGGACTGACTTCCAAGTCCTCAACGATGACACGGGCTTTCATCAGGTAGGCCACCCCGGATCGCCGGTGACGGTGTAAGTAACGCTGGCTTTGAGTCCGTCATCCATCGCAACGGTTGCGCCAAACTCAACGCCAGCCGACGTGAAACTCTGGTTTGTTGCTCCAGTGTCCGCGTAGATGATCTTCATTGCGTTGGTGGCCGGTGCTGCAATCAGATCAGTAATTGCCTGATGTCCGATCAAGGCCGGATCGAAGAACAATTCCATAGACACCTGGCCGGGGTTGCTGTAGCCAGTCGGGGCGAACGTCTTGTAAACGCCGCCGTCGAGGGTGGTACTCTCGAACGTCTCGGAACCGCTGCCACTGTGCTCGATGCTCAGGATCTGCGCGATGTCCACGAGACTCGCCGAAACTGTGTGCTGCAGCTTCGTCCCCTTACACTTCACAATCGCCATGAATGCACCTCCTAAGTGTGCTGAATCGAGAACTGAAGACTCCGCACGTAGTGCCGTTGGTCCCGACCGTCGCCGGTCAGAATCACGTCATCCCGTGCATTTTCCCAGAGGACCGCGTTGATGGTGTCGCTTGCTCCCGCTGCCCCCACGTAGTCGCGGAGAAACGTCTCCACGGCACCGGCCAGCGTGATTGCTGCGGGCCGGTTGCTGGCGTAACAGTCGATGTCCACTTCGGTCTTCCGCAGTGTCCCGCCTGTCCCGTCGAGTCGCTTGTATGGATCGTGACCTGTCTGCGTGATGATCACGTAAGGGGGCTTCACACCCTCCGCCGCGTTGTCGAGGAACACCGCATCAAACGCCACGCCGCCGACAGTCTGGGCTGGGGCCAGCGCCGTGATTGATGCTTGGGCGAGTAGCAGTGTGCGGAGTCCAATTTCAATTGCCATTCGGCTTCACCTGCGACAACTTGGCTCGGATCTCATCGCGGATCAGTGCGGATGCTTTTGATTGCCCTGCCGCGAAACCTTGTTTCACAACTTTGCCAAGAATTGCAGGCATCTCACCAGTGGGCCAGTTTGTAACCTCGACAAGTTTCCCGCCCCGGTACATCTGGGTTCGTCGAACAGTTCGCGACTTTGTTCCCAAGACATACCAATGGACATTCTTCCCAGTGATTCCAACGCCCTTTTGCTGACTGCCATTCGTTTTTTTTGCTCTCTTTTTATAGCCTTCGCCAACACCAGCACCGGCTTTTGCCTCGATCATTTTTGTTGTCTTGTCCCGCCTCATCACAGACGAAAATACAACCTTGGTTGATTTGTATGCGACAGGCACTGAGTTTTTCATTTCCTTGGCAAGCACCCGTGCCGCCTTGCTCAATGCAGTTCGCATTGCCGCGCGAGCCACAGAATTGCGAACACTGTTGAGCATCTTCAGGAGTTCTTTATCACCAGTCAGCCTGAATGTTGCTGCCTTCATGGCAACAAGAGTTCTGACAGAATTGGCTTTGCGTCCCGCGATCTTCTGTGCTCTTGTCGGCTCAGCCATCCTGCGCCACCTCCACGGCAGGGAACCTCACCATCTCGCCACCCTCATCCACATCCAGAGGAGGGCCGCTGATGTTGAAGACACGATCCCCCATCCGTAACCGCTGCTTGACGGTAAACGCTTTGCTCTGCGGATCGGCTCGCATCGTGATCTGATGCGTGATGTCGGCTGCGACTTCCACACCGCGAAAGAACTCACGGCTTCCGCGCGTGACCATCTGACACCAGCGAACAGCGAACGTCACCCAGTTCCCTGCCGTGGTCTCGTCGATCTGGCCAGCACTGTTGACGCTCGCCGACAGTCGCTGCACCTCAACACGCTGTGAAAGATGCCCCGCCCTCATGCGTAGTTCCCCCACTTCAGGCGATCAGTGAGGGCCGTGTAAGAGAGTTCGATCTCCTTCGAGATTGTTCCCGTCAACACGGATTCGCGGTTCTCAACCCAATGACTGGCCAGCAACAGAATCGCTTGCTTCGCGTCCTGCGGCACAGCGCTGGCCGCACCGTAACCGGCCACCATCGTCACCAGGACGGCCCCAAACCGGTCGTAAGTCGTTGGCCACGTCTGGCCGAATGCGGGCCGAATGATCACGGGCTCGGCGTACAAGTCGGCTTCATACGTGCTGGCCGCCAGCGTCTGTAGTGCGTTGTTCCCATCGTAGTACGTGATCCCGCTGATCGACTGGATCGGCAGGATGTCCGGCACAAGGTAGGACGGCAGATAGTCGAGTGAGAGAACGACGGTCTGCGTACACAGTTTCCGCCGTGTGTCTTTCTCGACCATCAGCCGGGCCGTTGTGATCAGGCTGGCAAGACGTGCGTCTTCGTGACCGTGATCGATCCTCGCGTGCTCTTTCAGTTCCGCCACGCTGACCGGCTCAACCGTTGGAGGCACGCTCACGCGCAACGAGGAGCGAACCCCCCGCATTGACTCCAACGGTCTCGCACGGTCCCACGGCATGGCTTATCGCCCTCTGTTCTGGCGACGTGCTGCCCGCTCGTACTGCGGGACCGCTGTC